CGTTCACTAAACCGCTGGCCTGTCCCGCAGCACCAGTCGGACCATTTGGCCCAGTCGGCCCTGTGGGTCCAGGCGGGCCTCCAGGAGGACCTAACGGGCCAGTAGGTCCCGTCGGTCCCGTCGGCCCAAGCGACCCCTGCGGGCCAACCAAACTAAATCCAACAGGCCACACACCACTAGCTTTAGGCCCAAAGAAATAGTTATTGGATACATTCAAGTAAAAGTCACCGTCAACGCCAGTAACGTTCTGCGGATCACCTACTCCATTAAGAACAGTTGCGCCTGCTGGACCAGTCGGCCCAGAAGGTCCTTGAGGTCCTGAAGCCCCTGCAGGGCCAGGACCGCCAGCCGTACCAGCAGCAGAAATAACTTGCCAATAGCTGCTACCCGAAGATGGGGTTTGACCAGAATGCGCTGTTCTCGCTACATACGAAGCATTGCTATATTCAACAACATCACCAACAGAGTAAGAGGTACCTGAAGACCAAGTTCCTTGATACCGAAACCCGTCGGCATAAGAAATAAGGTTTGGTCCACCACCAACTTCGTTTATGTATGTTGCTCCTGTAGCCATTATTCAAGCGCTCCTACACGATCTTCAAGATCTTGGACTACAGCAACAAGCGCAGACACAACTGACTGATGCCGCCACGTTTGCGGCAAATCAGTCGAGTCATAAGAAACCCAGTCAGGAGCCACATCAGCAACTTCCTCAGCGATAAACCCAGTTTCAGGAGTTTGATTTTGATAATCAATTCCTGAAGCTGTAGAAACCGCAGCATCCCACTTGAATGTTCGTGGAGTCAGTGCCGCAATCTTTGTTTTAGCAGTCGCCAAATCAACATCAGTTATATCTTCTTTGTATCTTTCCGAAGAAGAAACAATTCCCAACTGGTTAGAACCAGTCGTTGTAATACCAGCACTTGTTGTCGATGCAAGCGTCGGCCAACCAGCCGCCGCACGCAAATCTAAATAACCTGAAGATTCTGCAATCGTTAGATGAGCAGTATCGTTATGAACAAACTGAAACCCAGGAAGACTTGTAGTAGGCAGATTGTCTTTCCACTGAATGTAATCTTGGTTAAGGCTGTACTCGTCACCAAAATACAATGTCGCAGTTTGGAAACGGCTACCCACACGAATTTCTCCACCACAATCAATGTTGGAATAAATATTCGCCCAGTTCACATTTAAGCGTGTGCCTTCACCAAGCAAATAATCACTTGAAGTTCCAGGCACACTCTCGTTGTATCCCGTGTAACCAATAATGTCGCCACGGACAGCAATAGAACCATTAACAACAAGACGATATTCTGAAGCAGGACGACCATCATACGGTCCTGTGTACCCTTCACCAGCACGACGAGAGTACACCGAATAACGATGACTCTCGGATAGATAGTTGCCAGCATAAGCACCGCTAGCTATATCTGAACCATAAGAAAGCTGATGAGTGTTATTGCCAGGACCAGCACTTGTAAAGTTTGCTCGATAGTTCAGATCCTTTAAGAAACTCCCAGCAGTCTGAGCATTGATATCAGTACCAGTACTCAAACCAATAACACTATGTTGAGTGCTGTTCAAATGCAGATGATCTGTCGCTCCAAGAGAAACAGTCCCTGTGCTAGACAAAGTTCCAGTTGAACTGTAAGAACCTGCTGTAAAAGCACCATTAACAGCAAGATCGCCACTAATTGTTCCACCAGCACCCTGAATTACTCCAGGGTAAGTAGCTGTTTGCCCAGGAACACCCTCTAACCAGTTCTTCAAATAAGTCCAGTTAGTGTTGTGCTCACTGGCAACAATGGCGTTACCTGCTACAGCTACATTCGGTGCAGTAAAAGTTGCCATTAACGCAATCTCCTATGTAGATAAGTAAATGCCATAGCGTTTACTTCCCAAGCCTCATCATTAGTGGGACCTTCGACCTTCATTTGTATAGCCTTTGCTGTCCCAAGTGTAGGCAAACGCTCAATTTGAGTAATGTTTGTGTTCGGCTCACCAGCCCAAACACCAGAATCCCAAACACCAGTACCACCAGTAGGCCCAGGCCCAGAAGCCCAAGTCGAAGAAACCGCACCACTCGTTTGAACACCAAACGGCATAGACTTCTTTGTCGTAGCCCCGTCATAATCCACATACAACTTTGCAGTTAAAGCAACAGTTGAATCAGACGACGTAACAATACGAGGCTTACCCCAACGTTTACGAACAATAGGATTCTTACCTACCAACCAGCTAGTCGTATAAGAACTAGTTATATGAGAAGTTTCAGTCCCATAAAAATCGCTTTGACGTTCTTGTTCCATTTCAACAACACGACCCGTATTGCTTAAACAACCACCCAAGAGAGTTTGTTGGTCATTAGGTGGAGCAAACGTCATCATCACGTTTGCATCAATATCTGTCATAGTCCAAGCCCCACTAGAACCAAGAGTCGGATCATAAATAAGAACACGACGGCTTGTAAAAAGCTCAGAAGTATCAGACCAATCAACAGAAACATACAAACGATTCTGATACCAAGTTAATTGTGGAGGATTAGTAAATTGCAACCTGCCATCATCTATGGCTGGCTGCAACTTTTCAAACACCCACACAAACCGTTCTCCGTTGTATACCCAAACTCCTTGACGGTCATACCAAAAGAACACGCCATAGGGAGTAGACACTGGCGACGACATAGACACAGAACCAACATCTTGGCTTAAAGGCACCATCTGAAACGATTCAGTACTGTTGCCAAATAGCGCATGCACGCTGTTGGTTTTGAATATAAGCAGTCGGTCAGCGTAAGGAACTAAAGCTGACACTATGTCGCCTCGTTCCCCAGCATTTACATCTATATAGTCATAGTCTTGCCATGACTCTGGATCATCGATCTTTGACCAGCGCACACGATTCTTGTATTCGGTGCTGCTTTCTTTAGTGTGACCTACCCACGCAAAGTTGTTCCAATGACAGGTGTACTTTGCTATCGGGTAGTTCCCCGCTGAACCATTAATGTTTGAGGCAAGGTTTGAAGCAGTAGTGCCGTCATAAACAAACGAAGCAGCGTCACCAGACACTCCATAAAACTTGTTGTTCGTTGTTTGCCCATACAAACGATTGCCGTTTGTTACAGCAACACCATTTAACGTCGTAAAATCTCCAGAACCACCATTTGCTGATTCCGCAACAGTAGTTCCATACGAACAAAGCACTCGTGCAGTTCCACCATCTGGAGTGAACTGTCCTAAACCAGTAACGTTACTTGCTAAAGCAGTCACATTTCTTTTTACGACACCTAAACGCATTTTGATGCCGCCCCGAGGGTCAACATCAACGTTTAACATTTCAGGACTTTCATTAGAAGCTAAATTGAATTGGTCAGAACGCAAATTCAATCCACCACTAAAGTCTTCTAGCATTTCAAGTTTGAAGCCAGACCGTTTTGACATGCTTACTCCCAGCTATATCGGAGTCGGTCAGGCATAGCGCTCTGCGAACGCCATCTAGAAGCATTTCTGTTATTCAAAACAAGAGGTTGTGGAGCAGGCACATCTAAGTGACGTGCTCGTAAGTTATCTAACTCTCTCATGAAGCTGTTCATGTACGAAGCAGCCATTTCCAAATCTTCTTGCTGCTCATATGCACGACTAATGCCATATGTCGCAATAACAACATGGAAAGGCTCAGGAAAGTCAGAAGGAGATACTGAATCTAAAGACCCTGCCCCAAACGCTGAAGGACTTTTGTATCCTCTCACGTATAACGTTTGAGCAGAGGATGGAGTTGGATACAACCTTACGTTGTTAGCCCAAAAACTCCAGTAGTAAACATCCCCTGTGCTTGCTGAGTTCAACGGGTAAACAATGTCCCCGTCATCTCGACCTAAGAATGTGAGCACATGGTCGTCTGTGCGAATTGCTTGAACTTCTCTTAGCCCATTAGTAACAGAGGCACCAACGGTAGCAAGTGTGTAGTCAGAGGTAGAAGAAACTGTGTCAAATGTGGTGGAAACTTCATACCAAGGCCAGCGTTTTTCACTGTAAACAACTTGATCGTAGCCTTCCCCTAAGAAACGGTTTAATACATCATCAGAGATATCACTGCTGTCAATTTCAACAATGCTTCTGATGTAAGCACGCATGTCGCCTATGTTCACCGCTACTCCTTATGGAAAGAGCATATGCTCTGCCCTTCAGGGGGCCGAGCTTTGCAGGGTTCACCAGCTTTCGTAGTAGCAGAACAAGAAGACTGTGGTTCTTCATGTGGAAGATCAGCGTGAACTGTCTTCACGTTTCGTCCACCAAAGTATTGATCACGGGAAACAGGCTGCGAATAACCTTCGCCTGGATCTCCGTATGCTCTTCGGTTTGTTCCGTACCCTATTGCTAGTTCTCTACCCATAAATCCTCAGAATACTGGATGGGGTGAGGGCAAAGCGCCCTCACCCCATCATTGTGGAGCTATTAGGCAGTTGCGCCTGTTAGCTTACCTTGTCGCGCTCGGTTAGAGCAGGTTAGCTGTCCGTAGCAAAGGATCTGTGAGAACACAGCATCCTGGTTTGTAGGACGCACGAACGGAGTTGGCTTGAACCAAACATCCGAGTGCCGTACCAGTTGCAGGTACTTGGTGTTCAGGAAGTAAACAACTCCTGAAGCGCAAGAACCATCAAACGTTACGGGCGCACCTTTGAACATGAGGTTCTGGAACCCAGCGTCTGCCATGTCGGTATCTGTATACCGAATGTTTGACGTAAGAAGGGTTTCATACTTCTCATAAAGCGTTTGAGTTGTAAGAATGATCGTTGGTTGATCATTGCCAACTGAAACGTTGTTGTACATGGTTGCCATTGCAGCGGTGGTTAATGCGCCACCGACTGCAGTTTCGCTGGAAGTCCACCATTCATTAACGCTGGCTGCAGCACTTGGGTCAATTCCGCCAAGTGTGTTAGCGGTAAGAGTTGAGCCATCGACAATGTGAGCGATGCCTTCCCAGTCTTTACCGCCGTTGCCAGTGCCATCTGCGTGGAACATGGTGTTCATGTTCTCAATGATGGTTTCTTGGGTCTGGAAGATTTTGCCTTCGAGAAGGTCAATGATTTGAGCTTCGCCGTTGTTTTTGGCTTCTTCCATGCCGTTGATTGTTACGGTGGCAGCGTACTGTCCCCAGTCGTACTCAGCAGCCGAAATGCCTGTCTGAGCAGTCGTAGCAATAGTGTCGGTGCCGCTGTATGAACCAGCGGTTGAGTTGGTGCCATAAATTACTGGTACAACAATCTTTGCACCACCCGAAACTGTTCGCATTGTTGACGAGTTTGTCAACGCATAGAAGAGCGGACGGGCACTGAAAATATTGTCAACCAGCTTAGGGACGTAGTTATTGAGAGTCGTAGTCAGAATCTCATCGAAATTGCTGTTCCCAGCCATTTGTTATTTCTCCTAAAAGGTTAAGTGCTTAATTGTTTTTTTGCCAATTCAAACGCTTCCCTGATACTGCCAGCCTTACCTTCAGACTTTGATTGGGTTCCCGATTGGGTTGACCCACCTGCAGTAACTACAGCCGCCTCACGTTTCTGATTGGTAATTTCCTGCTCTTTCTGCAGTTTGTCCGCTGTCGATTTAACATCGTTAAATTGCCAGTGGGCATAAGCTGCATCCAAATTAGGTATTCCATTCTTCAACGCATGATTGAGAAGTTCGCGAGAATCAAATTCTCCGTACTTCTCTTGCAACTTTTGGACCTCGTTCTCTATAGCGGTTTGACGTGCTGCTGCTTCTTGCTTTTCGATTTTCTGCTCTAGATGAGCCAATCTTTTAGCTGTGGGGTCTTCATCTTCCCACTCATCGGGTTCCTCTGCGCTAACAGAAGGAGTGTCCAAATCAAAAGATCTAGCTAAAACCTTTAATGTTTCTTCTGGGTTTGATTCTAAGGCGGATACAATCGCTTCGGCTTGTTGCAAGCGTTCACGTTCTGCAGATATCTCCTGCGTTTTGCGGGTGTAATCCGCTTGACGCTGATATCCGTTCAAAAGTTCACTTTCGGGTATCTGCATTTCCTCGCCGTCCACCTTTACGGTGTACATTTGCTCGTCTACTGCAGGTCCTTCATCAACTTCAATATGTTCTGAAGCTTCAAGAGTGTCCACAGATTCTGTGGATTCCGTCATAACTTCTGTTTCTTCGGGCACTAGCCCCTCCTAGGAGTCTTCAATGAGTTGCTCCTATAAGAATATAGCCGTGTCCCACTTACAAAGATGGGAGTTCCATTCCCATTTGTCCTTGCAACTGGGCTAAAAGTTCTGGTGGGACTCCACCAGTCGGCGCAAAAGCGCCTCCTTCTGCTGGTGGCATAGGTGCTCCCCCCATTATGGGAGGCATACCCGCTGCAGCAGGATCTTCTGGCGGAAGTTGTTCTTCTTCTGCCATAGTTTGCTGATCTGGTTGCTGAATCAAGAACTTTTCGGGGTCTTTAATCCCGAAACCTGATTCCAACACATGAACAGCGAGCGCTTGCGGGTCGATAACCGTTCCCACAAGTGGGGCCACAGCATTCATCAAACTGATTGCCTGCTGTTTCCGAATTGTGTCGTTCATAGGCTGAGTTGAGCCTGCTTGAACTGAGAAATCGTATTCTCCCACGATGTCTTCACGGGAATATTCGATAAAGAGATCTTGTCCTTTACCTGAAACCCGAGCCATGTGTTCACCAGTCATGAACTGTTGCATGAGTTGGATGACACGACGGGCGACTGCTGAAATTGCTATTTCAACAATCGCTAGTTTGTCAGCAGCCCTAGCATTTTGTGCATCTGCGATAATGCTCGCTTCTGTAGCTGTACGCCGTATTTCAGGCATTGCTCCACGAGCGTATTCAGATATACCGCTGACTGTGTTTATGTCGTTTTCAATGATATTTGAATAGTTGTAAATCTCTGGACTTACGGGGACTTGAGGCATTGGAACAACAACGTCCTGAAGCGGCTTGTTTTCGTCCACAACGGGGACCAGCCGACCATCCTCATCGGATTCGAGGGCTTCTCTGCCTTCAGGACCGAAAGAGCGTTCATGGTAGAGATATTTTCTCGCATACCGTTTTCTGTCGTTCATAAGTTGCGAACGAGTTTTATCTAACTCAAGTTGCAACGACTCGATTGATTCTAAATCACCGATTGGATAGAAACGGTCGGGAACGTCGTAATTGCGAAGCATTACGAACGGCTGTCCATACGGATAAGGCATGGCGAGAGGGTCAATAAGAAACTCAGAAGAGTTCTCCGCATACACCGCTAACGTATTAGCGGAAATATCGTAGTACTCCCAGATAGTTACTTGATCACCTAAGAATTGGTTCCGATTATCTTCATAGTCGTAACCATCAACACTGCTGTATCCACCATCTGACGAAAGACGTTTCCTCGCAGAAGGTTTATACCTTGGATCTGCTTGAGCTTCTTCTAATGGACGCACAATTCTTTGTGCGATCCATTTAGCGTCTTCCATGCAGGTAGCTGCTGGGTCAACAAACACATCAAAAGGCGATATACGTTCCACAAATGGTTGGTCTTCAACGACACGCATAATGGTTGAAGGAACGTTCGCCATGAGGTCTTCGTCGGTTGGTAAATCACCTGCTAAATCAGGCGATTCCATCGCAAATTGATCTACTTCATCAATAGCTTGCGAAATTAAATCATCACGTTCAGCTTCAGTAACTGATTGTTCTTGTTCAACAAACTTCCAACCAACCTTTACCCAGCCATGACCAAAGATAAGAAAATCTTTGACCGCAGTACGGAAAGGAGTGCGGAAATCGTGATGTTTCCAAAGATAGTTAGCTACAGCTTCAACGAACGCTGCACGATCATTGTTTTCTGGGTTTGTAGCTTGAACAACAATCTTTGGGTAATTAACTGCAACACTTGGCGCTATCACGTTAATAGTGCTAAATGCCAAGTTGACAGCAATTAAGTCATGTTTAGTTGAAGTAGTAGACGGCCAGTGCTTTCCACGGTACAAATCGGAAAGCCTTCGCCAAGTAGCTTCAAAGTTTTCTTGATCTCGCCAACGGCGACATTTATCAATTTTCTCAATATAGTCTTCAAGCATTTCTTGACGAGTTTTACGAGCCATTTCTAAAACTGTGCTTTCTCTGGCAGCTTTTCTATATTGCGACCTGAAGCTTTAGCCTCAGCAAATACTTTGGCTTCACGTTCACGTTTAGTTAAACCCTGCTCGTCACGGGGAAGGCTCGATTGAAAGCCTTGCCCCGTGGAAACAGTAATTGACTTTAAGCGCAAATGACGTTCGTAAAGCTCTTGCAATTCGTCCAAAGGAACGCTTTGACGGCGTTTCAGAACGTATGCTGTGAACTCTTCAAATGTCGCACCGTCAGGTATGACGGCCATTTTCAGCCAGCGTCGTGACCACGAAGGTCAGGCTGATGACCTGGTTCTACACTGCCAGTTATTCCATGCTGGTTTTCTGGTGTGTCACGAACGCCTGTCTCACCGTAACCGCCAGTTTGATTGGCGTATTTGCCAGCACTCATGCGCTGGTCAGGTGATTGAGGTCCACCTGGACTCCAAATGGGGTTAGCTGAAACACTGGAACCACGTTCCATTTTAGCGTTCTTGCCTTTTGCCCCATCTACAGTTTGGGTCCCGCTAGTGTGCGAAACAAATTTAGCCATTACAGCCCTTCCTTGTAGAACATGCTCTATAGGGTATTTACCGTGTCCCACGAACTGTATACGAACCTATGTTGTATGGCGAGGATTCCTCAGAAACATTGCCTAAACGGGCAAACCAATCCACGGTCCAGTAATCGTCTACTTCAGGTGCGTATTCAGGTTCATAAGCGTATTTACGCATTTGGTTAGCTAAAGCTAAAGCCATTACACGGTCGTCGTAGGGGGAACCTGACATAGATCCTCGGTCGTTTCGCACATAAGTGCGTAACTCCCCGACAGTGTTTCGATCATTTATTTGAAGTTCGTCGTTTCGTAAAGCAGAACTTAAATCATCGATCATTAAAGGTTTGGAAGTACGGGTGGTTTTCCAGCCGTACTCTTGGCTGATTCTGTTGTTGACGTTGTTTAATTGACGTTTTCTAAAAAGGTTTGGGTAACCCAAATGTCGTAGTTCTGTGATTGTTGTTAGACCGTGGTTGTTGGATTCTACGCAACACAAAGCGTTGCGATACCACATGCCTAACGAAAGCACTTCCTCGGCTAGCAAGTCTGGCGCTATGTGTCCATGCCAGATTGCGGACTGGTTTCCTGTGCCTACGTTAAGAACTTGGATAACGCTGTAGTCGCCGTGACCTAACCCTTCGGCTGTATCCACTCCCATCACGTAGGCGCTACGAGATTCTGGGTACTCCCAGACTTCCAAACTCATATTCTAAACTCTATAGCTGAGCCGTTGCGATGTAAGTAACCAGTTTCTCCGAACGTTGTGTGTTTGCTCATTTCTTCTAAAATGTCGAGGTCAAAAACAGGGTTACCCGACTTAACGAACGCCTCTTCGGGCGTTGTCGGGTACTCCTGAGCAAGCTGCCACGGCAGCATTGACTCAACTTTTTCTTGATACCAGGAATCGCCTCTATCCTCAGTTGCGGACCAAGGGTAGAACATGGGTTCAAATTTGTTGGCTCCTGTTGTCGCCCCGACCCACAACTGGTGATAAAAGTTTCCTGAACCGTTAGCCGTGGAAAGGCCGATAATTCGGCCTCCCACGTCAGCTACGGGTTCTATGGAACTCCATGCATCTTCTGGGTTTGGGAGGAAAGCCCATTCGTCAACCACGATGAGTGTGGCCGATTCACCACGGGCAGGGTCAGATGCCGACGGGAGCGATGTAATCTGCGATCCGTTATCGAAACCCATTCGCTGTTGGTGTTCCACCAAGGACTTAGGTCCACGTTCTACCATCCATTTCGGTAAGTGTTGGTACCCGTACTTACTCTTCCGAAGTAACAGTACGGATTCCCTCTCAGTTCGAGAGAGATCAATAATGTTCTGGTCTGGATGAAAGAACGCCAGCCAGAACTGATGGGCAGCTACTAGCGTGCTCCACCCAATTTGTCTTGCTTTTAGCGTAAGCGAATATCTATTAGCGGCCCAGTGTTGGATAGCTTCCTCTTGAGCCTGACGTAACCCAAAAAGGATACGACCGTGAGCAGGGTGAGCAATGTGCCAATAGTTCTGTAAAAAATATGATTCATCTCTAACACACCTCCTCCATTCTGCTTCTTGTTTCAGTTCAACTAGTCTTGTATTCATGTTCACCAACCATTATTGGTACATCCCAGAGGCGCTAACCCCACAGCAGTGCGATGGTATACAACACGCTGCTGCTCAGACCGAACAGGTTGAAGGTTTTCATTTCGGGGAGAACCCTGAACATCGCAAATCCCAGATTTCTTGGATTTATGACGATGAACTAAGCGGCACCATTGGTGCTTGGATGCAACAAGCAAACAAAGAAGCAGGCTGGTACTACGACCTAGAACTACCTGAAGCCATCCAATATACTCGGTACTCCACTGGCGGATATTACGACTGGCATACTGACGGAAACTCAGACCAGCATGCGGCTCGAAGACTTGTCCAAAAAATTGATCCTCCGATTCCTTTGAACGTGACTCCTTTCCCCAAATTTCAGGGAACTGTCCGAAAGCTTTCAGCAACAGTTAATCTTTCTCACCCTTACGAATACGAAGGCGGATTCCTCGAAATTCGTTGCTATGACCAACTGCATATCTTTAACGATTGCCCGAGGGGATCGATAATTGTGTTTCCTAGCTTTCTTGAACACCGAGTAGCCCCCCTTGAAGCTGGTGAACGGCATAGCGCAGTCATGTGGTACAACGGCTATCCCCTCAGATAGCTACCACTTAGTTTTGTTAGCCCAATAAGCCGCAGACATTTTGCCTTTAGCAATGTTCTTTGCATGGCGAGCCTTAAACGACGACTTCCGAGCTTTCTCTTTAGCAGTCTTAGGGTTCTTGCCTGCGCCTTTAACATTCTGTTGCCCAAAACGAATGGTTTTAACTTGACCATTCTCCCTAGCCACAACAACATGCGACTTCGTAGGGTGATTAGGTGTTCGTTTAGGTTTGTTGTATCCACTAACACCAGCACGTTTTAACCGAGGGTCAGGTTTTTCAGCCATTTAACAGTTCATATCTTTCCGTAAAGATTCCCACACAGACCATTGCGCTTCAGTCCACGTATGTTCAATCGTATTGTAAAGCTGCGAACACTGCGGACCATACCCAGGCACAAGATCAGTTCGCACCGTAGGTGCAGGCTCTGAATCATCACCAGACCAAAGCATTGTTACGCCACTAACCGCAGCAATCAATGCAATTACAGCAGCCGTTATAGCTTTAATAATCTTCTTAATTGACTCTGACCAAATATCTGCTTTCTCTGCTACATCTTCTATCGACATAACCCCCCACCTTTAACGATTACCTTCCCCACGACGGCCACGATTCTTTTTAGAACTCTCAAATCTGATAGTCCCATTAGGCTGATGCGAAGCATCACGGCCCGTTAGCTTCACACCCGCACGTTTAGCTGCTCTCCGAGCAGCATTTGCTTCTACACGCTTCTGAACTTGCTCAGGGCGCTTATTAATTCTCTTATCTGTCCTAGCCTTTACTCTGCGAGCGGCAGGGTTATCTGCGTAATAACGCGCAGATTCCCCTTTTTGGGCATAAGACTTAGGTCTTGGAGCCATTACTGACAACTTTCACAAATATCAATCTCATCCAACGAACACTCAATAGGTTCATCATCTAAAAACGGGTCAGTTAGCAGATCAGGTCGCTCTCCCATTGCTTCCATTTGCATCCACATACCATCATCATGCAAGTCTTGTAACTCACTCACCTTGAAGCTCCGCAACAAGCTCTTCTAGCTCTGCAGCAAGTTCATTGTCACTTAAACCAGACGCATCACGCTGGTCATCGACCATTACACGACGCTTCGGAGTGAACTTGTCGATGTATTGCAAATACAATGCGGCAGCTTTTACATCACCGTTAGCAGCTTGTCTGTACAACGCATCAACAACCGACTGTGTACGTTCAGGGTGTACATTAAGTTCAGCCGCCCTACGGTCCCACTCACGGACAAAACGAGGATCAGCTTTCCAACGACGAACAGTTCGATCATTCAACTCACGCTCAGCACACCACTCCTTCTGAGTAGCAGGCTCACGAACCTCCGACAACAACCAATCTAAAAACTCACCCCACTGATCAGGCATAACCTTCTCACCCGAATCAGGGTCAGTTTTCCAACCTCGTCCACCACCATTCTGCGGCATTCTAAACCTCCTACAAGAAAGACCAACTGTCCCACAAAAAAGTGGGACACCCTTGTATACCTTAAAAGGGGGGGATGGGTGAAATGCCTTGAAGCATTTCACCCATCCCCCACCCTCTCCCTTTACTGTATCCAATCTCCTCCCCCAAGGTATACAACCCAAAGAAAAAACAAGAAAAAACTTTCTCCCCGCCTCCCCCGTTCCAAAAAACATCACGCACTGGATATTGATATCTATACATATGTAACGGCGCAGGCCCCACCCCCCAAGGGGGTGCCCCCCGCACCTCCGATAGTGAAAATGGGTTGACATGGGCGCAACCATGGTTCTTTTTTTCTGGGTCGCCCTCGGTCGGTCC